TTTCCTGTTTCAATTGAAGATGTAGCAGTTGTAGATACATTACTTATTTTAAATATTAATGTACTATCAGCAGATAATCCAAGCGTTTTTGTTGACGGACGATAAATTCCTGTAGTCGGCGCACTTGAACCATTTACATCAACATATGCGGATGTTAAACCCGCAACTGTATATGTATTACTTGCATTTAATGCATTTGCAGTTTGTGCAGTTGTTGCAAAACTGGCACTAACAACATTTTGTGCCCAACTTGATGTGCCTAAGAAACCAACTGCATTGCTTACACTACTTGTAAAACTACTACCACTAATACTACCTGATACTTGTAATTTAGCAACAGGACTTGTAGTACCTATACCAACATTACCATTTTCCGATATACGCATTCTTTCACCGCCGCCACTACCACCTTCGTATGTATAAAATCCTAAATAACCGTATCCTGTCCCACCTTGATTAAACAAAATTCTACTACAATATCCACTATTAAATGTTGTAGCAGAACTTCTAGCAATAATACTATTTGACGCACCAAATGTTATTGCTTCTAAAGGACTTGTTGTGCCTATACCAACATTACCACTTCCACTTACAAATAATATACCATTACCACCAGCACCTTTTACATTCAATAAACTTGATGCGGTACTGCTACTAATTTCTAATAAAGTACCAGGTGTATTTGTTCCTATACCAACATTACCTGTAGCTGCATCAAATCTTACAATTTCATTATTACCAGCATTTTTAAATACTATTCCAGTTGTTCCGGCAGAATGTAGTTCTGTGGTAGTAGAAGTAGCGCTTAATATAAGCTTATCTGTACCATTATTTACTCTTATATCTTGTTGGAATCTAAAAAGACCATTTACATCCAATAAAGCACCTGGGACTGTTGTACCGATACCAACCATACCAAAGCTACTTGTACCACTAGCACTAATATTGCTTGCGGTAAGATTGGTAATTATGGAAGTGCTACCACTAACATAACTTGCAGTACCTACAGTGATACTATTTAGTGATGCGCTGTTAATACGAGCGGTACTATCAAAATAAATGAGAGAACTGGTTGCTGCAGCTATTTTAGTTTCTAAAAATGCTGTACCTGAACTACTTACTTGACTTAAGATTAAATCGCCGGTATTATAAACTATTCCAGATCCTATTGGCATATTGTATAAATATTACTTTATTTATGTTTATATAAATATAATAACCCAAGAGGTTTATTTCTTGGGTTATCACTTTATTTACACTTTCATTGATTATTTTATGGTGCCCAATTTGAAATAGGAACTCTCTTCCAAATATTGCCCGTATAAACATAGATAAAATTATTATCTACAGTTATTTGTCCAACAAACCCAGTATTTGTTGGTGAAGATGGAACTTGACCAGTGCCAGGACTGCTTCCTGTAGATACTTGAAGAATATTAAATGAACCAGTAACATAAGTTACCAATGCACCAGTAATATAAGTCACTGTACCATAACTTGATGTTATTGAAGATGCACTAATTACATTTCCTGTATATCTTAATGTAGTTCCATCATCACTTACTAAAGAATCGGTAATGCCAGTAGCATCATATGCTTTTGGAATTCTATTAGTAGTAAATCCAGTAATATTATCTAATGCAAATGAACTAGTTGGACCCACTATTATGTTACTTGCACTATTTACTTGATCTACTGTTATCCAATTATCATTTTTACCATCCCAAAGTAATGATGCGCTTCTTTGATTGCTACCACTATCAAATACTTCAAAACCAGCATATCGTTCATATGGGAAAAATGCATTTAATTGAATAATATTATCATTAATAATGACCGTACTTGAACTGATATATACTACACTAGAACTGCCAAATACAGTAAAATCACCGCCAACCAACATAGATCCACTAACAAATAAATTTTTTCCAATACCAACACCACCATCTACTACCAATGCACCATTTGTATATGTTAGTTGATCATTATTTGTTGTATTTAATACTCTCAAACTTCCGCTAGAAGTATTTACATCACTTAAAGAATCACCTAAAATACTATTACCGTTTACTCTTAAATCACCATTAATTGTTCCATTGCCAACGACATAAAGAGTACTTGAACTAATATTACTACTTGCACTTATATTTGACGCAGTAATATTTGTTGCAAATACAGTTGATAGTGTAGAATTTCCTATTACAGTAAGTGTATTAGCACTAATATTACCACTTGCACTAATATTACTTGATGTAATATTTGTTGCAATTAAGTTTGTAAAATTAGCAGATGAACCAGTATATGCACTAGCACTAACATTACCCGCAACTTGTAATCTGTTTATACCATCCGTTGTATTTTTTCCTAATAAAACATATCCATCTGAACCGGATATAAACATAATTGAACTGGTATCATAACTCATGATGTTCAATATGTTTCTATTTGCTGATTTAGAACCAGCAGAACCAAAACTAGCACTATCCATTGGTAATATTGTCAACATTGCATCAGGACCAACAATACCAGCATATCCTGGCAAACTAGAAACATATGTCGTACTAGCTCCACCGCCAGCACCATAACTAATAAAATTACCTACACCAAAATAACCACTTTGTTTAAATATAGCTCTGGTTCCAGCAACTATATTTGCACCGGCCGCTTGATTAACAATGTCTGGATCGGTGGCAGAATAATAAGCATAAACTCTCAAATCTGTAGAACCAGATTCGGTTCCTAATTGCATTCTAGGAGATAATACTGCTTCAGAACCACTTGAAGCCAAACGTGAAAATAAAATTGAAGATTGTGCACCAGCATCACTTGCACTAGTTGCCAAATTTAAAGTGGCATATTTTGAAAATATTGTTGCACTGCCGCTTACATATAATCGTGCTAGATTTTCAGGAACAGATGCCTCACCATAAGTTCTATAAGCTGGACCAGTACCTACAAATAATTCATTACTTGCAGTAATTTCCGAAGCAACAATTTTATTACTTGCGCTTAAATTACTTGCGGTAATATTTGTAGCAAATACATTTGTCAGTGTGCTATTACCTAGTACGGTTAATGTACCAGTATCATAAATCGAACTTGCAGTAATAAATCCACTTGCACTGATATTTGAAGCAGTAACATTTGTTGCAAATACATTTGATAATGTACTATTGCCAACAACAGTAAGTGTACCCGCATCTTGTATTGCACTCGCAGTTAATCCTGCACTCGCACTAACTAATCCGCTGAAGGTGGCAGTAGTACCAGTCAATCCAGCCAATGTTGATGCGCCAACTACTGTTAGTGTACCTGCATCAGTAATATTAGTTTTTACATACAAATTACTGGAACTAATATAACCACTTGCACTAATATTGCTAGCAGTAATACTATTTACATTTATATCAGATGAACCTGTTAAAAAACCAAATGAATCGGTTTGTAAAATAAGTCGTGAACCACTAATAATTGTTTCTACAAATGGTGCTTGTCCACCCTGCAATGACGTAGAAGTTTGTGGAATTACTATATTTAAAGTGTTAGAATTGGGGTATGGCATATAATTTCGTCTTTATCTAGTTATAAATATAAATATAAAATTAATTAATATATAATTCTTAGACTTAAACAGTCCAATCTGCAATCGATTGTCTTAACCATCTTCCACCAGCATAAATATAATGATAATCACCATCATATGCCATCCAACCATCTTCACCATAATCAGTTGGTGTATTTGGAACAGGATGCCAAATAGTAACTTCTTGAGAACCACTAACTGTTAAGTTTATAGTTTGTTGTATCAATGCGGCATAACTTTGTCTAATTGTAGTAATTGCTTCTCCAGCTGCAGTAGTAGATTGTTCGGTTGCGATAGTACCTTTAGGAAATCTCCATTCACTATCATTTTCGGCAATAGGATTTATACTATAATAAGGATTTCCTTTGTTACTATAAGTGTTATCTTTAACCTTTTGATTAACCTTAGCCATTTGAGTACTACTAACAATTTCTGCTGTTAATTTTACTTGTTTTGGTGTCAATAATCTTTGAACAGTTTGTTTTCTATCTTCAAAAGATTCTGGCAACAAATAAGCATTGGTAGTTAAAGTAAATGTACTTCTTACCATTCTGTCTTTTTCACCACTTGATTCAATCGTATTGGTGTAATTATCAATTTTAACTCTAAAGTTAAATCTTTGTTTATCTCCCCAATAATCTCCTTCTGCAAAATTAATTTTTTCTAATATTGCATTGTTTTGTTCAACATATTCAGTCCATACAATAAATTCATATTCTGCCTTAATATGATCAGGCATAGTAACTGCAAATATTTGATTGGTAGGAGCAACTGTCTTATTTAATAAATTAAATTTATCGTATTTGTTCTTTTCATTGAACTTAGTCATTACTGGATAACTCAAATAACGATTAAATGTTTGATAACCTTCATCTTTCGCAAATGATGTTCTTTTAACCATTATCAATGGTATTTGTAATTTACCTTGTTGATCTCTTAATGCACCTTGAGCTTTTGCAGCATACCATTTTTCAGGATTGCCATATATAATCGGCACTTTTATATTTTCACCTGCGTCAATTACAGTAGGATTGATAACATTTTGTATATAACTAATCAATGCAGTATCAACATCCAATAAACTAACAGTAAAGTTTTTCTTTGGATCTTCATCTCTTCTAGTATCCAATGCAATGTTTCTTACATTAGATACAATAGGATTGTTCTTTTCAACATTGTTATTTGTTGGTACTGGATTGTTTTTATTACCTTCCCACATAATTAATATTGACGGTTAACTAAATTAATCTTGCTCAACTTAGTATAATGACTGTTACAAATTATACTATGCGATTTATTTGACTGACCACCTAAAAATTGTTCTTGTACAACATTATCAATTTCATGATAACGATCATTGAATAATATCAAATCGCCAACTTCAGGATAAAAACTCGCATCTTTTAAAGACAGTTCTCTGAATTTAAATACAACAGTTTGATCTCTGTCAGGTCCAAATCCTTCATCATCGGTACTAATATCACCACGATCAATTAAAGTACTTAATTCTACACCAGGATAAAAACTTTTACCTTCAGCTGCAACTGTTTCACCATAAATGTTTGTGTTGGTTTCATTTGGTGCGATTTTAAACAAAACAACAAGCGTTTCAATAATATCACGCAATAATTCCGCATTAAATTGGTTTACCAAATTAATGTCTCGTTGACTAAAATATCTTCCAAATAATGCCATATTACTTTATTATTAAATGAAATGTTGCAAATAAGACATGGGTTTATCATGAAATATTAATATAAAACCAAATACTAAAACACCAATATAAATTAGTAGTGGAACAGTCTTCATGATAGATGTCATTTTTTCAGTTTCATCTGCTTTAGCTTCCATTTGAGCTTTACGACTGGTTGCTTCAAGATTTTCTCTCAATTGTGTAATTAAAGTTTCTTTTTCTGATGCTGCTTCGCTTCTCAATTCAGATCCATCCAATGTTACTTCACCGCCAGGAATTGGAATTGTACTATATTTTTGTCTAATCATCCCAAGATTTTCTTTACACAATGCCAAGAAATATTTCTTAACCCATTGTTTTCCAACTGCATTTAATTTATAGTAAACTACATTTTGATATGGTACATTGCTGTAATCACTCACTACATCATAATTGCTTCCGCTACTAAATGTATTTGCACTACTAAATTTATCTTTTTCAACAACATATTCAATATAAATTGTGTGGTCATATGTAGGTATAGGAAATATTTTTAATTTATTGTTTACCACTTCAAAACTATACGCACTTTTACGAACCATATCATTAAATTCAATTGCTTGACCTCTTAATAAATCTTCGAAAATTGGTGTCATCAAAAATTGTGTAGCAGGACTATATCCAGCAAATCCCATTTCATTCAATACATTGCTATAACTCATACCTGTCATACTGAATGGATCATATATACGAGCAAATGCTGGTGACGGTCCATGAAATACTCTTCTAATTTCAACTCTACTACCACTTTCAATGTTGGTTCCTATTATTGTTTGTAAATCATATGTTTGTAAACTTGCACTCAATTGAACTGGCGCTTTTTTAATGTCAACATATCCACCTACTCCAACTTCACTTCCATATCCTTTAGCTAATTGAATTATATATGGCAATCCTGTTCCTATTACATTTTTAGCAGTGATATTAGGATTATTTGCAGTGCTTAATCCTTGTAAATTCAATAAATTATTTCTGATATTAAATTGATTTACTTGAGCACCATATTCATTAACAGCTTCTTCA